TTATTTCCGGCTTCGCCCGTACTTCCGTTTGGCCTTTCGGTTGCTGATTGGTTTAGGCTCTCGGTTGTTATCGACCTTTTCATGTATGTCCATATTGAACCAGGATGCATGAGATACTTCGCTGAGCGGGAATATTATGCTGGTATCAACATCTTCTAGATCGTTGTAGTCGTTTGAGAAAAGCACTCTCAAGGTATCCTTATCTCGATACCCAGACATGATCGGGCTTATTGAAATTTCGAGGTTTGGACCTTGCTTTTCGTTAGGTTCACTTATCATGTTGACTGTACCTACATAGACCTTTCGACATTTTAAGCTCACCAGCACAGGTCTATCTTCGGTCGCCGAATCGAAAAACAACTGCCCAAGCGAACCATCAGAGAGTAGCTTTCCCAACTCATTAAGCCTAATGACTTGCTTTGAAAAGTTGATACTTTCTTCATCTTTCGGCTCATGGGTAATTAGCCAGGCGGCAACGTAAATGCGCAGTCTGCAGAATTGCAACCAAAGCCAGGCAAGACCAACGGTAGTCACCGATAAAAGTATTAGCCAAGCGGTAATACGATTTTCTTTTGGGTCTGAGCTGCCATCGATGAGGTGAGATAGCCACGTAGCGAAAGTTAATCCAGGACAAAGAAATTTGATGGAGTAAGCAGCTACGATCGCCGCGAGGCATGAGTAGAAACCGTACGTGGCCACCTTCATGTAGAGAAGTTGGCCATCGTATCGGTGTAAGCGGAAGAAGAGTTTAATGTTATGAGAAGATGTAACTAGCAACGAACCACTGACAAGCAACGGTATGATTAGTAGTGCAAACATTAGTTATTCGTCGCTGTCCTTAGTGTTGGTTTTTGCAGCTGCTACGGCTTTTGCATCCTGTTCGATAAACTTTCTGGCGGCCTTTCTAAGGCGCTCAATTTTTTCAGGATCTGCCGCTGTATCAACAACTACAGCACCGCGACCTACAACTTTTATGTTCTTCACACCTGATTTGTTTAAGCGATCTGCCATGGCTTGTCCGCCTTTAACAAAACCACTTAAACCAAACATCTTCATGACCAGTTCTGACATAAAGACCTCCTTTTGTTGACCTCAAATGATCCGTTTGAGGTTCTGCTCCCCTACTAAAATCGAGGGCGCAGAATTGTAGCATAACCTACACTGCGGTTAAAAGTAGCCTGTTTCTATAATTTTGACCTTCTGTCAAGAGTCAAGTTCATTTCTACCATAGTTGTCCTGCATAGGGGTTGGCAACACAAAACGTGCTGCCCGTGCATACAGTATCGTCTATCGCTGGACTTCGGTTGTGAATTTTAAGTGATCATCCTGGCAAAGCTGAGTTTACAGAAGTGTGTCCGTCGTATTCTGCCAGGTAAGAGCCGTAATGCCTGAACAGCATTTCTGGCCCTTTGTGGCCCATCTGGCCCGCCAGCCAGAAAAGGTTCACGCCCTGGCTAATATGTTTGGTGGCGAACGTGTGCCGGGTCTGGTACGGGTTACGGTAGCGCACGCCAGCTTTTTTCAGGGTCGGTACCCATGCTTTTTTACGGATCGCGTCGGCGTTTGCCCAGGGTTCTCCCGTTTTCGGATCGCTGAAGATGAACTCACTTTTCATAAATGTGTATTGTTTCTGCGCCTGCAGGGCTGCCAGCGCCTCACTGTTGAGTTCCACCTTACGGGTACCGGCTTTTGTCTTGGTGCCTTTAAGTACGCCAACAACACTGGCCGCTTGTACGTGGGCTGTGTTCGTTATGGTGTCGAGATCAGGCCAGCGCAGCGCGCATAGTTCGGAGCTCCGCAGACCGGTATTGAAGGCAAAGCGGAACAGGTTTTCCCATTCCGAGTACCTGCAGCTCTGATAAATAGCGAGGGTTTCCGCTGGCGTGAACGGGTCAACCTCGTAATCGTCGGCGCTCGGGCTGTTGTCGATCACGTGGTACCGGCTGGCGCTGACGAGGCTTACCGGGTTAATGGTCAGCAGGCCGTCTGTCACCGCTTCATCTATGGCGCTGCGCAGAAACGAAAGGTTATTCCGGGTCGTTTTCAGCTTTGTTTTCCGGCTGGCTATCCAGTTTTTTAGAACCGCTGGCGTCAATTCTGACACGTGGAGTTTATGCAGAGCTGACAGCGCCGACAGGCATTTTTCATAACCGTTGATAGTCGACGGAGACAGGTTGCGGTTCTGGCAGATTTTCAGGTACTCGTCCAGGTAAGACTTTATGTTTTTGGTTTTCTTCACCACCCCGAACAGCTCCAGCTTTTTGGAGTTGGGGAAATATTTTGAATAATTGAACACGCCGCTATTGATCTGGTTCTGTATCTCCCCCAACAGGCGCTCGGCATATTTAATGCCGCGCGCATTGGCTTCCATCCGGGATAGGGGCTCTCGACAGAGAACCCCTTTGTACGTGAAGGTGATGACCAGCGTGGCACCGGTTTTATGCTGACGGATTGTTACCCCTCTCGGGAGGGATAGTGATCCTTGTTTTGTCTTGCCCAATTTGCAATCTCCTTTAAGTCGATCCAACGTTCTTTGGAACCATCGACTTTTAAAACATGAACACCTTCCTGCCACACTCCACGTTGTAACCGTTTGTTAACGGCATCCAGCGTCTCACCCATCTCTTCGCAGTACTTTGTAATCGGTACGACATCCAGATAAATCATATCAACCTCACACCACTTTCAGGCCACAACAGTGGCACCAGACTTCATAACTAATTCCCGGTAGTTTCAGTTCCAGCCGAACCCGTTACTGATCGTTTGCTGTCATCAATCATTCCCCTCAATGCATAATCGGTGCTTCTGGCACACCTACGATCTGGATGTGTTCGATAAAGCTGTCATGGAGGAGGCTAAGTCCCTCCCGGCCAAGCGCTGATAACCTGAACCCAAATTCTTCATCTGCAACAACCATGTCCTGATACATCCACAGCGCCAGCTGCTGGCCAACCTCTGGCCCATATTTCTCGATAGCCCCCAGCTCAATATGGTTGGCGAGTGCAAAGCGTTCAGGTCCCGGGTAGACGCTAATGGCGCCATGTTCGCTGGAATAGATAACAGCAGTATCAACACCTCCAGCATCATTCGGAACGTCGACAGTGCCGTTTTTCTCCAGCTCCTCGGTAATGAACACGGCAGCCAGCAGCCAGCGCCAGAGGATTATCTCTTTTTCGATATTGAGCGTGATCCAGTTGCTTTCTACCGCTTCCATGATGCAGGCCAGAATTTCCATTCCTTCGGCAAGGTGTTTGTCATAGCGGCCGTTATCCAGAAGGCGAATAGCAGCGGAGTAGCCAATCACCCTGTTTCCAGACCGGATCCCTGTTGAGGTTGGTTCCGGGTTAAGCATGTTGTGAAGCATTGCGCACCTCTGCTGGTTTGCTGGCCTGAAGTTCTTCGCGCTCTTTCACGTAGCGGTCGTGCATGGCATCCCACTTTTCGCACCACTTCTGCATTTCTCTTTTGCGGGCGAGGATGCGACGCAGCCGGCGAACGGTGCGCTGGTGGGCGTTAAAATATTCCAGGGTGACGGCGCCACGTTGCCAGTGAGTCAACTCAGGTTTCAGTGGATGGACTACCTGCACATCAGGGTGACGTTGCGTAAAGCCGGATCGGGCGAAAGCATGCGACGTCAGAAAGTGGGCCAGCCAGCTAATAGCGGTACCGCGGCTAAAGCAGCGCTTCATGCGTCCGTGACGAATGGCTACGTACAGGTCGCCGACTGGCGTGTGGTGCTTCTGTAATGCCAGATCAATAGCGCTGGCAGTGCGGTTGTCGATCATTTGTCTTTCTCCCGGTTATAGGTTTCATGACTCATAACTTCCCAGTTCCGGCCATCGTCTTTCGATAACAGCCGCCAGCGTGGGTTAACCTTCAGGCTGAGGTAGCCAGTGCGGCGCATGCGGCGTGCGTAGACGCGTTTCCTCCGGTACCGCAGCAGAACCTGCAACGCCTGCAGGTGTACCCGCTCAGGAATGCGTATTGCTGTTAGTGCCACTGATTTCCTCCTGGTGAGGGGCGATTACCTGATAACCTGCTTTCTTTGCCATCCAGAAGAAGGTATCCATGCTGGCAATCAGCTCGTTATCCCGAACTTTGCGGGTATCAATCACCTGGCCGTTTTCAATTGTCATAACGACCTGCACTTTTTCGTGTGTAATGGGGGGGGGTAAATTAGCCATTAGTTATTTTCTCCGCTTTCAATGACTGCTCAGCCAGTGTTGCGATAAGTGCATTCATAAAATCCACACCATCAGGCGTTAACTTATTAACGCCCATGCAATTCGAATAATGCTCAGCAATTAAATGCTCTGCCTGTTCGCGCTTGTCGTTGTCATAAATCATCGCTTCAAACAGCTTGATTAATGCTTTCGTTAAAATATCTTCATCAAGTTCGACGGGTAACGTTGTTCCATCATCCATTTTTACGAGCTGAAAATAACTACCAGTCCTTCGCATCATTGAATCAAGCTTGGCGCGAACGAGGTGACGGCGGCGAGTCTCAATCAGGTTTGTTTTCACGCCGCCTTTCCTCTTCTTTGATCCAAAGAAAAATATTTGAAGATAAATTCAAAGCTAAACCTAAAAGCACAAAGAGTTGTTTTTCTCCCATGTTTTCGAAGCTGGCATACATAAGATCTAGAAGTTCAGTAAGGTTTTCAATTTCGCAAGATACGCACTCTATATCTTCGTCATCTTTTGGGTGCCACATACTTACCTCCCATAAGCCTTACGGAGATATAAACCTGCAATAACTTCATGACCATTCATTGCATAAAGTAATGCGGTTTTATATGCGGCGTGGTCAATAATAAAACTCATAACATACACCTCGCAATATTTAGGGTACAAAACTCCCCGGCACTAAGACCGTTTTAAAAATAGTTTCGTAATTAGCCTAATTTATTCTCGATAGCTTTAAGTTCAGTGCAAAGTTCACGAGCATAGTCAAAAATCACAGCTGACATATGGCACGCAGGATTGTCATTATCCTCGCAAGTAAAAAAAGACTCACTATAAGTTTGCGCGACTGCTTCAAGTTTTTTAGCGGTAAGGACCGCATCGAATATATCATCAGCAAGACCAATTTCGACCACTACAGATTTACAGGGTTTGGTTGAATTACTATGAGTCTTAACATATTCGTTCATGTTATCTACGGTTTTTTGCATTGAACGAATTAGGCTGTTTATAGAACAATCCGTTTCGTAATTCTCGTTACTTTTTTTATAGATCTCCTCCAGAAGAACAGTGTTTTCTATTATGTCTGATACAAACACTTCAAGCATTTGGATAGGAGTTTTCATTGTTCACCTCACACAAGTATTGAGCGCTTACTGAATCAAGTTAAACTTGATGGTGAGAGGTTAGCTTTATGATTTTATGCAGTCAAGTTAAACTTGATTTATTTTTTGCGCAGGAAGATTTAAAAGGGAGGGACGGGCAAAAGCCCGTTGTTTATCAATAATTAACCGAATCTGTTAATGTTGAAAGGAACTGATGAGATAACTTTTGACTGGATATAGAGCATATCTAAGGCATCTTTTTCGATGCTCCAGGATTGATAGTTAGAATTATCTGATAACACTACAATTTTGCTACCAATTTTTTGCAGTCTCTTTACATAACATTCGCCTTCGAAACAAAAAGCATAAATCCCATCACCATCGAAGTATGTTATTGTTTTATCTAAAAATAGTAAATCTCCAGGGGCAATTGTTGGCGACATGCTATCACCTCTGGCATTGCCTATCTCAATGTTCTTAAAGGGTCTGTTGCCTACTACTTGACGGGCGTACTCGGGGTCTAACTCAATAGAACGTACTACATCTATGAAGTCGCCTTTCACACTGACCCCATCACCACAACTGAATTCGATATCTAATACTTTGAATTTTACGCTATCCGTATCTTCTTTTTGACTGGATGAAGGGAACGAGGCTGGGGTTTCCTCCCCCAGAAACCAGGATTGCGGATAACCACTGATTTCAGACAGCTGAGCTAATCTCTTGCCTCTTGGGACAGTGGTTCCTTTTGTCCAGTAAACAACCGTCTGCGTACTAACCCCTAACTGACGAGCAAGCTCAGCTTTGCTCCACCCTTTTTCCTTAAGAAGTTCTTGAATCATGTTTGCCGTGGCCACGGTATCTCTCCATAAGTTTCATTCAGTTTTAAAGCCATCATCTAAAGCAATGCTTGATCTCAAGTTTAACGCATGGTTTTGCTTCTTGCATGTTAATTAAATATTGATATAGACTCCCTTTAATAAAGTTTAACTTGATGGTGGTTTATGAACAAAGAGATTCGGGTGAAATTGTGTGCCATTACTTCACAAAGAGCGATTGCTCAGGGCTTGGGGGTTACTCCTCAGGCAGTGAATCAGTGGTTTGCTAAGTCTGTAATCCCTGCTCGCTTTGTATTGAAACTTTGCGAATTTGTCGGTTGGGCCATTACCCCACACCAGGTTCGCCCTGACTTGTACCCAAGCGAGCTTGATGGGATGCCACGAACGGCAGAGGTGTGACATGTCACAACAGTCAACCGCAATGCCTGATCCGCGCTACTTCCTGAAATTGCTGCCACGCAGCATCAGGTACGACCCGATAAGTGGCGTGTATTTCCTGATATCTAAACCCAAACAACAGGAGCAGATATGAACGAGGAAGTAACACTGACCGTATTTAAAAACAGCCCGCACATCTGGGCTGGCGGGCTGGAAGGGGAAGACTTGGCAAAATGGCTTATGGGCCGTGCGAACGCAATCATGTTCGCGGAAGCACAAAAACTCAAATTAAGCGAGGTAAAGGGTCTGCTTATCGAGCTTTGCTCACCTCAATGTCTCAGGGATGCTTACGCAGTCCTTGGGCTATCTCAGAGCGCGTCGGATCCCATTCATCCTCTGAGCACGGAGGCAATTCAGTTCGATAAGGCTCTTGGCTGTGGATTTCATAAGCCATCCCACTTGTCACTGAATCTGGTAACTCCAGTGCTTCCGGTGGGATTTGCACTCCTATCAGATCTTCGTGAAGTACAAGAAGAATATCAGCGAATGAAAGCTGCTCTATCTGAGTCGGCATCCATCCAGTTCGAGCAAAAAGCAAGTGATTAAGAGCATCTTTCCCAAGAAGGGGTTGCCAGTTTGTGGCGAAAGCTTTTCGGTGCCCAATGATGAGCATGTCAAGGCGAAGCAGTTGCTCAGCGTGCAGCCATGCCTTGTAAAAAGGCTGCCCTTCACCTTCTGTGCACCAGCCTTTAACTCTGCTTATGTGAAATGCGTGAGCCCTTAAAAGTGATTTTATTTGATTCATATCCATGTCGAACCTCCTCGGTCCTTAGGTGTAGGAACCGTCAGGATATACCGGGGGAAGGTTCGGCACCAACTGGAGGATCACTGTGAACCCGACTGATTTTATCCGTAAGCACATTACAGCCGCTCTGACAGCTGAAGGCTTCTCACCGTCGGTGGTTCAGGGGGGTAGCCAAAGGACTGGAGCATTACCGTTGTATGTCGCAGTCAACCAAAAAGGGGAGCTGCTTTGCGGATTGCCTTTTTCGGGCCCGTCAGTGGGCTTTGGGACAGACAACAACGGCAGAGCGGAAAGCGGCAAAGAAAAAGCCGGGAAAAGGTGGTGGCACTTCTCCCGGCCTGTTCTGACGTTCAACACAGCATTTGTTTTGAAATTACCTAGGGGGAAATTTCATGAAAAACCTTAGCAGACAATTTGATTACAAATCAAGCGCTGGTGAGCTGAATGTTTCCAGAAACGGGCGGCATTAAGGTGCTGGACAGGCTGTATCACGATCCGCGGGGTGTTGTCGTGCACGTCACCGGGTGGGATCGCGAAAAGCAGCAGGTTTATTTCACCAGACCCGATTATCCGCATGAATGCATGCAGCCGGTCTGGAAGTTTCAACAGTACTTCAAGAGGGTTTTGGTATGAGCATGGATCTGATGGTTCAGGCTATGAAAATTAAGGTCGGAAACCCTTTGCGCAAATTGGTTCTTCTTAAGCTGGCGGATAACGCCAGCGATCTCGGGGAGTGCTGGCCTAGTTACCAGCACATCGCTGACCAGTGTGAAATTAGCAAGCGTTCGGTGATGAATCACATCGAAGCGCTTTGTGAGTGTGGCCTGATAAAAAAAGAGCTACGGACAGGACCAAAGGGGAATTCCAGCAACGTGTATCAGCTCAATTTACGTAGTGCAGGAGATTCACCAGGGGGTAGTGCAAATCGTTCACTACCTGGTGCAACAGATTCACTACCTGGTGCAGGAGATTCACCAGGGGGTAGTGCAGGAGCTGCACCCAGAATCAGTCACTCTTTTGAACCAGTCAATGAACCAGTCAATGAACCTATAAAACATACTGGCGCTTCGGCTATCGCCTCTGCACCGGTTCGTTCTGCAAAACAGGATTATTCCCCTGAGTTTGAGACAGCCTGGCAGGCATACCCAAAACGCGCTGGAGGCAATTCCAAGTCCGGGGCTTTCAAGGCCTGGAAGGCTCGCCTGAAAGACGGGGTTAAACCTGAAGACATGCTGGCGGGCGCTAAGCGCTATGCAGCCTACACCCGCGCAACAGGCAGCGTCGGCACCCAGTACGTCAAGCAGGCTGCCTCGTTCTTTGGACCCGATCGCCACTTCGAAGAATCCTGGCAGGCGCCATCCGCTCCCGGAGGTGGGCATAACAGCACCATTGCCCGCCTGTCCGGTCTGGGGCGCATGTCCGATGATTTTGGTGAATCCGGTGAAAACCTGAATTTTTGAGTGAGGTGGGTATGTTGAATTTGAATCAGCTCAAAGAGCGTGAAGGCCTGAGAGCACAACAGGCAAAACTCGGCGATGAACTGGCTTTCGCTGAAGAGCACAAACTCCCCTGGGGATTTGAGGGCTGGAGTTCCAATCACACCAGCACGCTATCCTGCCCGGAGCATGGAGACTACGAACAGTTCACGCTGGTGGGCAAAGATTTTCGCGGCGCAGAGACTTTCAAGCACTCCCGCTGTCCGTCCTGCATCCGGGCGGAGCAGACCAGTGTCAAATCCAGCCTGCGCAAACTTCACGTAACCAGCCTGCTGAACGACGCGGGCATTACTCGCCGCTTTGGTGACTGTGAGTTTGAAAATTATCTGGAACTCAACCCTGAAGCCTCCCGCAACCTCGCAGCCTGCAGGCGCTACGCCGACAACTGGCCGGCTGTTCTGGAGGCCGGGAAAAGTCTGGTGCTGACAGGCAGCTGCGGCACGGGTAAGAATCATCTGGCGGTCTCTCTGGCGAAAAGTATCATCCGCAACCATCTTGCCAGCGTGGAACTGACCGACGTGATGCGTCTGACCCGCGCCGTGAAAAGCACCTGGCGCCACAATGCCGAGACAACCGAAGAAAGCGTGCTGGATCACTACGCTTCGCTGGACCTGCTGGTTATCGATGAAGTGGGCGTGCAGTTCGGAAGCCCTGCAGAGATGACCATCCTGCATGAGGTGATTAACGCCCGTTACGAAAGCGTTCTGCCAACCATCCTGATCAGCAACCTGCCACCTGAGCAGCTGAAAGAGTTTATCAGCGACCGTATTTTTGACCGCGTGACCGACGGGGGGCGCAACTACCTGGTATTCAACTGGGAAAGTTTTCGCGGCAATAACGGGGTGTGCGCATGACACCAGTGTGGAAAAACGAAGATCTGGAAGAAGCGGTTATTGGCGCATTGTTCCTGCGTGGTGCAGACCCTGAGGTACTGGATATTCTTTCCCGGCTGCCTGCAAGCACCTTCTCAGTTCGACAGTATCGGGATATTTACACTGGTATTTGCCGTCAGTCTCGCGGCGGCGGTGTCATTGATCCGCTGCTGTTGTGTGAATCGCTGCCGGCGCTTCAGACCACGATTCTGGAAGCCACCCGCGTCAGTTGGGCGAAATCGGCTCTGGTCTCTTACGTTGACGTTCTGCGCCGAAATGCCGGCGTGCGTGATGCTGAATCTGCACTGGAAAAAGCTCTGGAACAAATCAGGAGCGCCAGCAACGGCGATGCTGCGCTGGCCGCTCTTGAAGCCGCAAAACTGGCTGTATCGGCCATTGATATTTCTGCTGATACCGTCCAGCCCGTTCACATTTCTGACCTGCTCACCGCGGTGGCCGATGAAGCGGAATCCCGTAGCCAGGGCAAAGAAGAGACCCGAAGCCTGCTCACAGGCATTGAGGAACTTGACGCAAAGACGGGCGGTATTGAAGCCACAGATCTGGTGTTTATCGCTGCGCGACCATCGATGGGCAAAACCGAGCTGGCGCTGGACATTATCGACAAAGTATCTGCTCAGGGGCACGGCATACTGTTTTTCAGCATGGAGATGTCTGATATCCAGATCGCCAAACGCATGGTATCCGCCGCTGGCGGCATGTCGATGTCCCGCCTGAAAGCCGTGGATAAATTCGAGGACGAGGACTGGGCGCGGTTCTTTAACGGTATGGAACGAATGGCCACCCGCAATATCTGGATCACCGACGCCACCGGCCTGACTATCGACCAGATCCAGCAAACCGCAACACGCTACCAGATAGCGCATCCGGAAATCGCGCTGGTGGTCATCGACTATCTGGCGCTTATCAAAATTCAGAGTGCTGCGCGGTACGACCTGGCCGTTGGCGAAGTATCCAAAGGGCTTAAAAACCTGGCTAAATCCAATAAAACCCCCGTCCTTGCGCTGAGCCAGCTGTCGCGCGGTGTCGAATCCAGACCCAATAAGCGGCCAATGAACTCCGATATGAAAAACTCGGGGGAAATTGAGGCTGATGCTGACTTGATCCTGATGTTGTACCGAGATGAGGTTTATAACCCGGAATCGCCAGCAAAGGGTATTGCCGAAATCAACGTGACAAAACAGCGTAATGGAGAGCTGGGGACCATCTATCGTCGATTCTACAACGGTCATTTCCTGCCAATTGATCAGGATGAGGCTCGCCAGCGCTCGACGCCGCAACCAAAGGCAAATCAACGCCGTTACACGAAAGGGAGCCGGGCTGGCCATGAAGATTTTTAACATTACACCAATGGGCAAGCCGAGGATGGCGCGGGCGGACAAATGGAAGCAGCGGGATGTGGTCATGCGCTACCGGGCATTCTGCGATGAGGTCCGCCTGAAGAGGGTCACTATGCCGGAGGCGGGAGTCACATCACCTTCATCCTGCCGATGCCGACTAGTTGGAGCCAGAAGAAACGCGCAATGATGAACGGTCAGGCCCACCAACAAAAGCCGGACGTCGACAACATGATTAAAGCGCTGATGGATGCCCTGTATGCCGAAGATGCACATATCTGGGATTTGCGGGTAACAAAGCTCTGGGGTGAATCCGGACAAATTTTAATTTCTGATAACGACAGCGCGGGAGATAACAACAATGCGTGATATGTACGAAGTATTAGACCGCTGGGGCGCATGGGCCGCTGCTGACGGTGACGGTGTTGACTGGCAACCAATCGCTGCTGGGTTTAAAGGACTGCTCCCACACGGCAAGAAGTCACGGCTTCAGTGCAATGATGATGAAGGTATCATCATTGACGGGTGTGTGGCGCGATTACGGAAGTATAAACCGGAGGAGTATGAGTTAATTATTGCTCATTTTGTTATTGGTATCTCATTAAGAAGCATCGCGAAGAAACGGAAGTGTTCTGATGGGACCATCAGGAAGGAATTGCAGACTGCGATGGGGTTTGTAGATGGTTGCATTTCGATGTTAGATTTTTAAATACTAAACTCCATGAAAGCCAGTTGAAAGATTGGCTTTCTAACGAGAAATGCTTTTTCCTAGGTCGCTTAATACTAACTCCAGCCCACTAATATTGCCCGGCAAGGGCCAGTGTGAAAGCAATTCACCAGAGTCTAACTGGCTTGCTAGCCAGTATACAAACAGTATGCATGGTTGAGTGAATAGAGGATTGTACTCAACTCTATTTATTATCCGTATCGGAATGTATTTTTTCTCACTGAGTAGCACGTGGATTTTATTTGGCAGATTGTCGTCAATGTGCTCTTTAAAGGTATCAATGACGGAGAAGTTAACATGTAAATCTTCATCAATGTATTGCTTGCCAATTTTTTCTGAGTAATAACCTGAAAGGAATTCTAAAAGCTTGTTTCTTTCCTTGCTATTATCGGCCAAAATTTCCATTGTTTTGCAAAAAAGATCATCTGTTGTCTCCATTAAGGCCATGCTACGAGCTATCTGTCTTTCAGCCGATTTAGGTACATCACCAGAAGGTTTGTAGATGCTGTCATGAACTAATTCAGCATAGGCGTGTTGAAGCAAGGTTCTAACTTGAACCTCACAACACATTTCCGGCGTTATACTCTCACCACGGTAGTCGAATTGAGTTATCGGTCTTACTTCGTAATGCCGAGATTGATAGTCAAAAATTTTGGGGTTAACATCAATTTCTGATAAATAGTCTTTAGAAACAGTCGCATGCCATTTATCGCAGTTCTCGATTATGTCACTGATAGTTCTGATTTCAACAGAGAGCAAGACTACAAAACGCACACCAATCAAATCAGTCATTTGCACCATTGGATTATCATAGCCTTTTCGGCTGACCTTTCCTAATGCTGAGGCGATAGTTTTTAGCCTTGGTTCTGAGCGGATCTTTAGAAAGAGTTTGGCCTTGTCATCCCCTAAGGAGTTGCGAAGTGCGTTGCAAATTTCTTCAGACACAAACTGCCCCCAAGCTGCGTAAGCATCCTGGTGTGCCTGTAAAAACTCGCGGAACTCATTGATATCCATTATTGTTGACTTTTAAGCCGTCCTTTTATTTTCAAAATCGTTGATTCATTATCATCCGATGGGATAATTTCTACAAGATTTTTTAATTGATCTGGTGGCACGGAAACCCATACATCATTAGAGAATACGAGCTTGCTTCTTATTTTTAACTTGGATTCAATATAGCCGTTGTCTTTAGTCACTGCCGCTGCAGGGAAGCTTTTGTTCTTCATAAATTCCAAATACTCACTCTGCATTTCTTCAGGGAGATTTGTTTCAGCGAAATCCGCAGTACTTAATGTGGTCTTTCTAGAGCGCATTTCGCTTCTTAAAGCCTCATGTAGCGCAAGCTTACTGCTTTCCTCTATTTGTGCAGTATTGATGAAGTCCCTGGTACTCTCAAAAAAATCCTGAGTAAGTTTTTTTGATGACTTGCTTATATCCATATCCAAGAATCGGGAGTAAAAATACCCAGCGGCGTTTTTTGTTTCAGTCGATGTCATTAAATGGTCGAACAAAAAAGCACGATAAGATGAGCTGTTATAATTACCATAGTTATCAGGAGGTAAAGCAATAGTTTGAACTATAAAGCCAATCTTATAAAAACGTTGCGCAGGCGTTAAAAGAAGTTCTGCAATAAACTCCATTGTCACCTGATCATCATTTTCCACAGTTCTAAAACCATTCTGAGTTTCAGCTTTTATTACCGCAAGGAATGGAAGTGAATCATTTCCAACACGGCCCGACAATACAGCTAAGATCCCACCAGGAGCCGAACTATTGTATTGTGCCTCGCTAAGTTTACTTGCAAGCCGTTCGGTAACCTTGATGAAATGATCTGTATCATTAGAAAACGTTGAAGCCGACAAATTTAAAAAACAATCATCACCAACACCACCAATAGACATTTCAATTCCATGAGATTTACTTGCCAAAGCTTCAGTAATCCTCACCTGAAAAGCATCTAATGCATCTTGTTTGAATGCCATTAAAGACTTGCTGGTTTTTGGGGGAGTTAATGATTTATCAGCACTTTTAGGAAAAACCCTGTGTGCGATAATTCTCTCTATAAGAAGCCCCTCAAAGCTAAAGTCTACACTCGCCATCGCCTTATCCTTGCTTGTTAGCATGTTATTCATTGCAGCATACGAAATCTCTAACGCGTACGCAAAAACTATCGTAATCTGTTAGGAGTGGTCACTTCGACATACAGCCTAATCATCGAAACCCTGTCGACTGGCGGGGTTTTTGCTTTCCGGCGATATGACAGGGGGATTCGCGAGATGCACCCCTGTCACGTCGTCGTAAAGTATTGAAGTGATGTTATTGTGGTGTTAAATTTTTGGCGTGGTGAATCCCCCTATGCGGAGGGGCGACCAGTCAGTTACAGAAACCTGTAAATGCAGCGCGGGCCATGCCGACTGGGGCATGCTCACCGGGAGGCACCCGGCACCACATTGCCACTAAACATATTTAAGATTTATGGCAGGTTTACTTTTGCGATTGCCCTTCTATGTTTATAGAACGTAACGGCAAAAGTGAATGCTTCCTGGTAAATCGGTAGCTCGGACTATTAGGAGCGCCTTCGATTCGTTACTACCTAGAATGCCTACTTTCTGCCCGCCTCCAGGCGGGCTTTTTTACGCCATCAATAAGGCGTTTCAGTAAACAAAGGATTACATCGTTTGAAGGCTGCGCTTTGCGTGGCCTTTCTTTTTTCAGGCCCACGGAAATCATCATCGATTCGTCTCGTTGTTAAATTAGCCCGATGGGCCTGAACCCCCTTTAAACTCACACAGCGCCATCCGTCATTAACGGAGGTGAGGCTTATGCGAATGCCCTACAAACAAGATTTCATCGCCGCTCTGCTTGCAGCTAAGGAGCAGGGTATCGGCGCAATACTGGCTTTCATCATGGCGTATTTGCGGGGCCGCTATAACGGTGGCGCCATGGCTAAGACGCTCATCGATGCTGTCATGTGCGCGATGATCGCCTGGTTCATCCGTGACCTTCTCGACTTTATTGGACTGAGCAGCAATCTAGCGTATATCGCCAGTGTCTTCATTGGCTACATCGGTACAGACTCGATCGGCAACCTGATTAAGAAGTTCGCCGCCAGAAAAGCAGGGGTTGATGATGCTGGAACTCAATAAGCAGCGTAGAGCATTTCTGGATATGCTCGCCTGGTCAGAGGGCACTGACAAGCCAGGGCAGAATACCAAGAACAGGGGTTATGATGTCATTGTCGGCGGATCGCTTTTCTCGGACTACAGCGACCACCCACGAAAACTGGTCAACCTCCCCAAGTTGGGCATCAAATCTACCGCGGCCGGGCGTTACCAGCTGCTTTCAAAATGGTGGGATGCGTATCGGAAACAGCTTGGATTGAAAGACTTCTCACCGGCCTCACAGGACCAGGTGGCACTGCAGCAAATCAAAGAACGTGGCGCGCTGCCGCTCATCGATAACGGGCAGATTCGGCAGGCTATCGACCGCTGCAGCAATATCTGGGCATCATTACCCGGTGCCGGCTATGGCCAGTTTGAGCATAAGGCCGACAACCTGATCGCAAAATTCAAAGCCGCTGGCGGCGTTGTAGCAGAAGTACAACCATGAACCGACTAATCGCATTTATCAGCGCCGTACTGATCTGCCTGATAGTCAGCCTCGGCTGGCTGGCCAGTCACTACCACGACAACGCGACCGAGTTCAAAAGGCAGCGCGATAAAGTGACCGAGCAGCTCAGCCTGGCGAAAGACACCATTGCTGACATGCAGGTAAGGCAGCGCGATGCTGCAGCGCTCGATGCCAAATATACGAAGGAGTTAGTCGATGCAAAAGCTGAAAATGATACTCTGCAGCGTAAGCTTGATAATGGTGATCGGGTGCTCGTCAAAGGCAAGTGTCCAGTGTCAGCCGCAACCCAAACCACCGGCACCCCCAGCATGGGCGATGAAACCACCGTCGAACTCTCTGCAGTTGCTGGACGAAACGTTCTCGGTATCCGGTCCGGAATCATCAGCGACCAAACAGCCCTGAGAGCCCTGCAGGACTATATTCATACGCAGTGCCTCAGATAAAAAAGCGAGGCCAAGCCTCGCTTAGATTACTCACCCAACTTTGCGGTAAGGGTAGCCAGCTTTTTTGATGTGGGCATCAAAAAACTGGCCTTTTGACGACGCATTCATTAGTGCTGTGTATACGGTAGATGGAACCCTTGAGTATTGATAAATGCCACCGCTATGGAATGCAATTTCCAGAGTTGAAGTGGCGTGGTCGTAACCAACTGAATGGAGATTTGAAGATGAAACAGGTTGACGATTCAAAACGGTTTCCTCTTTTGAGTGGGAAGAGTCCCGAGGAGATCGTAAAACTATTCAACAGCTACAACTTTGTCGACGATCATGGTCATCGACTGGATGTGTGCCAGGACTTCAAAGATTTGGTTGAACTGGCTAGCCATGCCCGACAGCGTTAAGAAAGTAACCTGGCCAGCAACCTGCAGGGCTACAGAAACCCGCTTTCCTTCAGTTTTTTAGCCAATAAGTAATTGGTGATTACTCCAAGAGAAACCCCAACAATCCACGGCACAGCTGAATCAAGCATTAGCGAGTTGTTCACGTTAATGCTGGCGGTGATGCAGGCATAGGTATTTGTAAAAGCAAACCATGTAAAAAGTATCTGTTTCATTTGGTTATCTCCACGCTTTCCCTCCCAACAATATCCACCTACGAGCCAGTAAAAGCAAACCAGGTACAACCGAAAAGGCTAAGGAATGAGTGAAGCAAAACCGCAGGACGGCAGCACTATACCGGATTACGAGGGCCCTATCGCCCACTAAGAATCAGAAGAGCACGGAGTGTTTCATCTGGGATATCAAACATTATAGGAGACCTTATTGAAGGGCTTCGATAATTGTTTTCAGCCAAAATTTACTTGAATCACTCAAATACAATGAGTGTATTTTGTTACGATAATATGGTTTTATACTGTCGTATTCAATACATTATCTAGGGGCGCGCATGAACGAAGAAAATAAAAAAAACATCCTCAAAGCAGGAGAAGGTGTTGCCGTTGGCGTCGGTGCTGGTGCTGGAGCCGGTATTGGAGCCGCTATTGGAGCTAGCGGAGCTATAGCTGCTGCCGAAGCAACCGCCGCCGCTGCAGTTGCGGCTGGAGCATCAGCATCAGCAACCACTGCTACTATTGCCGCCGCAGGTGGTGGGGCGGTAGCTGCAGGAGGCACTGGTATGGCTGGAGGAGTATCTGCAATTGCCTCTGCTGCTGCGAGTAGCGCAGTGGTTCCTGTCATAGGATGGGCTATTGGGGGAGCTGCGATCACGGGGCTTGTTGCATGGGGAGCATATAAATACTTCACAAAAGACAAGTGATAGAAAATAGCTATTACTCCATATAACTTGAGCCACCTCCGGGTGGCTTTTTTAATGGCACTACCGAAGCAGCTAAAATTAGTGTCTTCAATAATGCTCCAACATCGCACAGAGGTAACATATGGCAGAGATCACACCAGCAGAACAGATTCGACTAAATCTGCTCTCCACCCTGAACTACGACACAGCAGCAGCAAAAGAGGCTATTGCGTTCGTTCAGGATAGCCAGCTCAAGTATCAGCTGTTCATCCAGCAGTACAACCGCGTGACAACTGAATCAGAAGTTGTGGCGCGGACCATCAAAGCGGTTCAGGAGTCGGCGGAAGCGTTAGCGCTGTTTGATACCGCGGCTGAGCAGGCCAGTTAAGGCATTACAGCAGGCATTCACGTAGTGCCTGTGATAATGTTTAAGCTCCTGTATAAGGGGCAGTTGTATGATGTCATGCAACGAAGCAACCAAACTATGGAAAGTCCGGGTAATGGTTTTGGAGTGAATGTGACGTTTCGCAACGATATAGATGGCTACTTTTTCCTGTTGCTTAGTATGTGGCCAGTGCTAATGGTTTTATTCCTGGGATTGTCCCCTGCATTTTACGGTGTGTTAATGCCTAAAACGGCAATTGCTTGTCTGGTGATCGCTGCCGCTGTGGGTATCGTTGGGTGGTTCTATGGATAGTCATCTGAGTAACATTTGGTCAGGTTATAAACTGGTATCTGACCGCATTACAGCAGGCATTCACTGAGTGCCTGTGATAATGCTGGGCCCAATTGCAGTGTTGTTGTTTCCCCTGTTAATCTGTCCCAAACAAAACGATGGGGATAGGGACATGAAAAAGTTACTTTTTGCAGCATTAATTGGTTTTTCAGCTTTAACAATTTCCGCATGTGCGCCAACAGTCCAGAAAGTAGATTACAACCAGAGATCAATGCTTTTATCTCTCGGAATGAACAAAAACGACGTCATGGACATTATGGGATCGCCGCGTAGGACGGATGTAAACCAGGAGCGTGAGCGCTGGATTTATTGGAATAAGTCTCTCTATGGCTACACAATCATTGATAACGAACAATTGGCTAACGATCGACTGGTTATAACGTTCGTTAATGGTAAGGTAACCAAGTGGGGCCAGCAAACGCTGACTGATGACATAATGGAGTCATCACAAAAGAGCGCTCAGGCTTATGCTGAGGCATTCAAGAAATAGCCATTTCAATCACACGAGAACCTCGCTTCGGCGGGGTTTTTTTATGTCCAAAAGAGGTAATAACCGATGAGCTTTAAACATGAACTTGGTCAGGTGGTAACCGTTACTATCAGTGAAGAAGAAGGGCATATCAAAGCTCGCGCAGAATATACACATGGCCCCAATCAGTACCTTATTCATTATCGTGCAGCAGACGGGCGAGCTGTAGACGCATGGTTTGAAGAAGGGGAGCTGTCTCCATCTGCACTGTAGACGCACGCATTACAGAAGCCCTTCACATCGCGAGGGGCTTTGATAATGCGAATGAATGTCATTATCGATAATTAGAAGGGGATTAATGAACGTTTGGACGTCTAAATGTCTAATTGCGGCAGTTTCCATCGACTTTATGCAAATGATATTCATTATCATTTATGGGTCCTCCCGGAGGGGGAGGCTACCACGGGGCGGCGGACTCGCGGAAAACGGCTAGTTTTCATTTTTCATAGTCATCATCATCATGTGCACAGGTTATTGATTTTCCAGATGTCGGATTTTCAATGATGTCGAATCGTATAAAAAGTGTTCACCATCATGGACCAGGAAATCGCTACTTTAAAACTCAATATCAACCAGCTTGCCGGGATTACTGGCGTACACCGCCAGACCGTCGCTACCAGGCTAAAAAATGTCAGTCCCGCCCAGGGAAGCAACAGCAAACTTAAGTTGTATCTTGTCACCGATATTCTGACAGAATTAATGATCCCGACGGTTTCCTCATCGAATCTTGAAGAGATGACACCCCCTGATCGCCTCGCTCACTGGAAAGCAGAAAATGAGCGGTTGAAATTTGAAGTAGATACCAAGCAACTTATCCCCGCCGAAGACGTCGCACGTGAATTTTCAATGATGGCGAAAGCCGTCGTCATGGTACTTGAAACACTTCCGGACATTCTTGAGCGCGACTGTGCACTTACGCCGGTTGCGGTATCACGCGTGCAAAGCGTGATTGATGACCTGCGCGATCAGGTTGCCCAAAAAGTAATGGACGCTGAACCAGAGGAGGATGAGCCAGAGGAGGACTGATGACAAAACGGGCATCTGCCAGGGGGATACGCCGCGATGTCTCCGGTATTCTTCGTGCCCCACGTCGTATGCAGGTGGCCGATGCGGTCAGCTCATATATGCGTGTGCCGATGGGGGCGGGTAACTCCGTACCATGGGACCCCAATCTGGCCCCTTATATTATTGAGCCGATGAATTGTCTGGCATCCCGTGAATATGATGCGGTGGTGTTTGTCGGACCGGCCCGAACCGGGAAAACGATTGGCCTGATTGATGGCTGGATTGTCTACAACATCGTTTGTGATCCCGCTGACATGCTGGTTATTCAGGTCTCCGAAGAGAAAGCGCGTGAACATTCCAAGAAACGCCTCGATCGCACATTCCGGTGTAGTCCGGAAGTAAAATCGCGACTCAGTCCGCGTCGTAACGACAATAACGTTCACGACCGCACCTTCCGGGCCGGTAACTATCTCAAACTGGGCTGGCCGTCAGTCAACATTATGTCGTCGTCAGACTATAAAAGCGTGGCGTTGACTGACTATGACCGCTTTCCTGAAGATATCGACGGAGAAGGTGATGCATTTTCCCTGGGTTCGAAACGTACCACTACGTTTATGTCCAGCGGCATGACTCTGGTTGAGAGTTCACCTGGCCGAGATATTCGTGACACGAAATGGCGACCAAACACCGCACATGAGGCACCACCGACTACCGGCATATTATCGTTGTTTAATCGTGGTGACCGCCGCCGCCTTTACTGGCCGTGTCCGCATTGCGGAGAATATTTTCAGCCGGAGGTAGCCAATATGACGGGCTACCGGGATTCCCTTGATCCCGTTGTGGCAAGTGAGTCTGCATATCTCCAGTGCCCGGCTTGCAAAGGCAGGATCACCGCAGATATGAAACGTGAACTGAATATCCGCCATGTCTGGTTACGCGATGGAGAAAAAATAGACCGTGATGGCAACAGATTTGGGGAGCCGCGGCGATCACGCATCGCTTCATTCTGGATGGAGGGGCCTGCGGCTGCATATCAGACATGGTCGCAGATGATATACAAATTCCTGACTGCTGAGCAGGAATATGAGTCCACCCAGAGTGAAGAGACGCTGAAAACGGTAGTTAATACCGACTTTGGTCGGCCTTATCTACCCCGAGCCAGTCTCGAACAACGTAAGAGTGAGCTGCTCGAACGACGCGCTGAAGACGTGCCGAAGCGATCTGTACCAGATGGTGTGCTCTTTATGACTGCAACCGTTGATGTGCAGGGCGGTAAATCCCGTCGTTTCGTGGTTCAGGTGACTGGCTACGGTGAGCAGGGTGAGAGATGGCTGGTCGATCGCTACAACATCCGCCAGTCTCTGCGGGCAAACGAGCACGGTGAATGTTACTCCATCGATCCGGCAAGTTACCCGGAAGACTGGGATTTACTTTTGTCTGACGTGTTCGAAAAGTCATGGCCCTTAGCGAGTAACCCGTCAAAACGCATGCGGCTCATGGCGATGGCTGTCGATTCCGGCGGTGAGGATGGTGTCACCGATAACGCCTATAAGTTCTGGCGTAAGTGCCGCCGGGATGGGCTTGGTAAAAAGATTTTCCTCTTCAAGGGCGACAGTGTCCGACGCTCAAAACTAATTACCCGAACATTTCCTGATAACACTGACAGATCAACTCGCCGGGCAAAAGCCGCTGGCGATGTGCCGCTTTACCTTCTTCAGACTGATGCGCTGAAAGATCAGGTGAATAACGCCCTGTGGCGAGAATCACCCGGCCCGAACTATGTGCATTTCCCTAAATGGCTCGGCAGCTGGTTTTACGATGAGCTGACCTATGAGGAACGTTCACCCGATGGAAAATGGAGCAAACCGGGCCGAGGTCCGAATGAAGCTTTCGATCTACTCGTTTATGCCGATGCGCTGGCCATATTGCACGGATACGAAAAGATCAAATGGCCGGATGCGCCTGAATGGGCGAGGCGGACAACGTGGATTGAAGAAAGCACGCCGGAAACTGGCGAAGCGTCACCCACGTTATCAGCAAAAACGACCCATAGCAGAAAAAAACGGAAGGCAAATAAGCCGGATGTCGAAAACAACCCGTGGACTACATCATCAGGAGGCTGGGTGTGAAACAAACCGATATTGAATCCATTATCCAGCGTTATACCGATGCGGAAATAGCTGTGCTGGATGGAAAATCTATTACATTCAACGGACAGCAGATGACGCTGGAGAACCTGTCCGAAATCCGCAAAGGGCGTCAGGAATGGGAGCGCCGTCTTGCATCCCTGTTGGCTCAACGTCACGGGCGACCTGGTTATAAACTCGCGAGGTTTCCATGAGCCTGTTAGATGATGCGATTGGCGTCTTTTCCCCTGGATGGAAAGCGGCGCGGTTACGTTCTAGAGCAATGATCCAGGCATATGAAGCTGTTAAGCCCACCCGAACACACAAGGCGCGCAGGGAAAACCGTTCCGCTAACCAGCTAAGCCAGATGGGTGCTGTATCCCTCCGTGAGCAAGCGCGTTGGCTGGATAATAATCACGATCTCGTTATCGGCGTGTTCGATAAGCTTGAGGAACGGGTGGTAGGTTCAAAAGGAATTATTGTTGAGCCCCACCCGGTACTGAATAACGGAAATATAGCGAAGAAACTTGCTGAACAAATCAGAGCGAAGTGGGCTGAATGGTCGGTCAGCCCTGAGGTTACGGGGCAGTTTACCCGCCCGATGCTTGAGCGGTTGATGCTCAGGAGCTGGCTCAGAGACGGAGAAATTTTCGCTCAGATGGTGAATGGCTCAGCGCAGGGACTTGAGCCGGTGGCTGGAGTACCATTCTGGCTTGAAGCGCTTGAGGCCGATTTTGTGCCGATGACTAATGATGAGTCCCTGCAACTTTGTCAGGGGGTATATGTAGATAACTGGGGGCGCCCGAAAAAGTACCTGGTCTATAAAAGTCTGCCTGTTACCGGCCGTCAATTGGATACGAAAGATGTCGATGCCGGGAATATGCTTCATCTCAAATTTACCCGCCGTCTTCATCAGACCCGAGGGACCTCTCTCCTTTCTGGTGTGCTCATGCGCCTCAGTGCGCTGAAAGAATACGAGGATGCGGAGTTAACGGCAGCACGTATTGCAGCTGCGCTGGGGATGTACATAAAAAAAGGAGACGGGCAAAGTTTTACGGACGATACCACCAAAGACAATCGTGACGTAATGATTGAGCCAGGCATTATTTATGATGATCTGCTGCCCGGTGAAGACATCGGGATGATCAAGTCCGACAGACCAAACCCTAACCTTGAAACATTCCGAAATGGACAATTGCGCGCTGTCGCTGCCGGTGCTCGTCTCAGCTTCTCCAGTACAGCCAGAAACTACGATGGAACATACAGTGCCCAGCGCCAGGAGTTGGTTGAATCAACAGATGGTTATCTGATCCTTCAGGACTGGTTCATCGGCGCAATCACCCGGCCAATGTACCGAAACTGGTTAAAAATGGCGGTGGCTTCTGGCGAAATTAAGCTACCACGTGGGCTGGATATGGCGTCGCTTTACACCGCAGTTTATTCCGGTCCGGTCATGCCGTGGATCGACCCAGTTAAAGAGGCTAATGCCTGGAAAGCGCAAATCCGAGGTGGTGCTGCGACAGAATCTGACTGGGTGCGAGCTAGCGGACGCAATCCGGATGATGTGAAACGTCGTCGCAAGGCTGAAGTTGATGATAACCGCGAACTGGGACTGGTGTATGACACCGATCCTGCAAACGATAAAGGAGGCACCAGTGCCGAAGTCAAAGAACCGGACGCCCCGTCGTCCGAAAGCCAGCGCAAAAAGTAATTCGTGGTTTCGTATGCAGGCCAGCGCCGACAATCAGGTAGAAATTTATATCTACGACGAGATCGGCTACTGGGGCGTGACCGCCCGGCAGTTTGTTAACGACCTTAAAGCGCTTGGTGATGTGACCCATATTAATCTTCATATCAATTCGCCTGGTGGCGATGTCTTTGACGGCATCGCCATTTTTAATGCTCTTAAACATCATGGTGCGTCAATTACCGTTCATATCGACGGTCTGGCCGCGTCTATGGCCTCGGTCATTGCTATGGTAGGTAATCCGGTCATCATGCCTGAAAACACCATGATGATGATCCATAAGCCCTGGGGCTTTGCTGGTGGCGATGCCAACGATATGCGTGACTACGCAGAGCTTCTGGACAAGGTTGAGTCTGTTCTGATCCCTGCTTATGCAGAGAAAACGGGTAAGAGCCCCGATGAAATAGCGGCGATGCTGGAAGATGAAACATGGATGGACGGCAAAGAATGCGTCGCTATGGGTTTTGCCGACCAGGTCACCCCCTCTCTTCAGGCTATGGCCTGTATCCAGTCTAAACGTATTGAGGACTTCGAAAAGATGCCAAAAAATATTCGCAACATGTTAACGCCGCCGCGAGCTACCACGCAACGAGATCCCCAGCAACCACAAATGCAGCAGCCGGTGGTGAGCCAACCTTCCGTAATTGACGAAAACACCATTCGTGCTCAGGTAATCGCTGAGCAAAAGGATCGCGTTAATGGTATTAACAACCTCTTTGCGATGTTTGGTGGTAAACACGCCGAACTGCAGGCGCAGTGTGTAGCAGATATGGACTGCTCTGTCGATCAGGCTAAAGACAAACTGCTGGCGCTGCTGGGTAAAGATGCTTCACCATCGGCGAAAACTACACCAGCGCATATTCATGCAGGTAACGGTAATTTTGTCGCCGATGGTATTCGCCAGGCATTGATGGCGCGTGCCGGATTTGAAGATCAGGAACGTGACAATGTCTACAACGGCATGACCCTGCGTGAATATGCCCGCATGGCCCTGACTGAGCGGGGAATTGGCGTATCCAGCTATAACCCGATGCAGATGGTAGGGCTGGCGCTGACGCACAGCACCTCTGATTTTGGCAACATCCTTCTTGATGTCGCCAACAAATCGATTTTGCAGGGCTGGGACGAAGCTGCAGAAACCTTTGAGCAGTGGACAAAGAAAGGCCAGTTGTCGGACTTTAAGACAGCGTATCGTGTGGGGATGGGCGGATTCCCGTCTCTGCGGCAGGTTCGCGAAGGCGCTGAATATAAGTACGTGACTACCGGCGATAAAGGGGAAACCATCGCGCTAGCCACCTACGGAGAAATTTTTTCCATCACTCGCCAGGCAATCATTAATGATGATCTGAACCAGCTCACAGATGTTCCCATGAAAATGGGCCGTGCCGCTAAGGCGACTATCGGTGACCTTGTTTACGCCATTCTGACCAAAAACCCAAAACTCTCAGATGGTAAGGCGTTATTCCATGCAGACCACAAGAACCTGTCCACCGGTGCTATTTCCGTCAGCAGCCTGGACGATGCCCGTAAACTGATGCGCCTGCAGAAAGAGGGAGAACGATCTCTGAACATCCGCCCGGCATTTATGCTGGTGCCGGTCGCGCTGGAGACACTGGCTAACCAGACGATTAAATCAGCGAGCGTAAAAGGGGCGGATATTAACGCCGGGATTATTAACCCGATCCAGAATTTTGCAGATGTGATTGCAGAGGCCCGCCTTGACGAAGCTGACGCAAAAGCCTGGTATCTGATGGCGGCAAAAGGGACGGACACCATCGAAGTTGCGTATCTGAATGGTGTTGATACTCCTTACATTGATCAGCAGGAAGGGTTTACCACTGACGGTATCGCTACAAAAGTTCGTATCGATGCTGGTGTGGCGCCGCTTGATTACCGCGGCCTGGTGAAATCCAGCGGCCAGTAATCATTACAGTTCTGAAAACGACGCCCGGAAGGGCTTTTTTTATACCTGAAATCAGCCCTGTGGGGCTGACAGGAGACGTTATGGCTAAAAATTATGTGCAAGACGGCAAAACCATCCCCGTGAAAAATTCTGGTACCGAGGAAATTCTCAGCGGTACACCCGTTTCTTTAGGCGGGATGATTGCGATTGCAATTACCGATATTCAGCCGGGTGATGTAGGTGACGGATTCGCTGAAGGTGTCTTTCTTTTACCTAAGTTGCCAGCTGATGCCGTGACAGCCGGGGAAAAGGTATATCTCAAAGCTGGAAATGTTCAGCTGGATGACACCGATGCGGTGTTAGCCGGGACTGCCTGGGAGGATGCTGCGGCAGGCGTTACTGTCCTGGAAGTCAAAATCAATGGCTAATGCCTTTGACAATATGGCTGGCAGGATGGATGAACTGACGGCGAAAAGGCTGGGCAGAACGGTGACTATTAATGGCGATGAGCATATTGCTGTTGAAAGTCACCTGCTGCCTGAGCTGGGGCCGGTCGCGGGGGATGGGATTAACCTGGTTATCTTCAGCGCTGGCTATCAGCCGGCGCGGGGAGATGAGGTTATTTATAAAAGTCAGGTTTACACCGTTACCCGATGGCTCCTCTTTAATGGTAAGCCGCAAATCTGGATTGAGGAGGTCACAGGTGACGATTAAAGGGCTGGAAGAGCTCAGGCAGAACCTGAGCAATATCAGTAAAAATGCCATTCCTCGGGCGACATCCCAGTCCATTAACCGGGTAGCTGGAAGGGCAATCAGCCGCAGCTCTACGCGAGTGGCGAAAGAGACTAAGGTTAAGCGAAAACTGGTCATGCAGCGCGCCAAACTTAAACGGGCAAGCCCTAAAAAACCAATGGCTACCATCCGGGTAAATCGCGGCAACCTCCCGGCGATAAAGCTGGGGCCAGTACGAGTTCAACTTTCACGACGAAAGCGCGACAACGGTAGTTCTGGAAGCGTTCTGAAGATTGGGAATTTCAGCTTCCCTGGTGCTTTTGTGCAACAGCTTAATAATGGTCGCTGGCATGTTCTTCGGCGAACCAGTAAATCTCGTTACCCGGTAGAAGTGGTGAAAGTACCTCTGTCCACCCCCCTGACTGCTGCATTCAAAGAAGAACTTCCCAAACTGATGGCATCTGATATGCCAAAAGAAATGATGGCTGCGATCAAAAATCAGATAAGGCTGGTGACAAAATGATTCACCCGCAAGTACGAAAAGCTGTTCTGGATAAACTGAAGTCAATCAACTCCGGAAAAATATTCTGGTATGACGGTCGGCCAGCTTTCCTGGCTCCAGAAGAGTTACCCGCGGTTGCAGTATATCTTACTGATGCAAAGGCGACGGGCGGCAGTATTGATGAGGAAGAGTGGGAGGCTGTCCTTCACATTGAAGTATTCCTTAAAGCAACTGCTACCGATAGCGAGCTGGATAAATGGATGGAAACCCGCATCTATCCGGCCATGGCTGACGTTCCTGAGCTTGCCAGTATCGTTGAAACCATCAGCGTTGCCGGGTACGACTACCAACGTGACGATGAAGCCACTACATGGGGCTCCGCCGATCTCCAATATTCCCTGACTTATATTATGTGAGGACTATATGCCAACTCCAACACCTACCACGCCGACGAAAGGTGCCGGGACAACTTTTTGGATTTATACCGGAACTGGTGATCCCTACGATGATCCGTTAAGTGATGTCGGCTGGACACGAACGGCAAAGGTTAAGGAATTAACACCTGGGGAACTGACTGCAGAATCATATGATGATTCCTATATTGATGATGATGCGCCTGACTGGGATGCAACAGCTCAGGGTGTTAAGTCAGCCGGTCAAACCAGCGTAACACTTGCCTGGAAACCTGGTGAATCTGGCCAGAAGGATCTGGTTGACTGGTTTATGAGTGGTGATGAAAAATCTTACAAAATTAAATATCCAAATGGGGCAGTTGATGTTTTCACCGGCTGGGTAAATAGTTTGGGTAAGACTATTTCACGAAACGAAGTTATTACCCGTAGTGCACAAATCACCAATAAAGGTAAACCTTCTCTGGCTGAAGATAACGCTTCGACTAACCCTTAATATATTCGTCAGCGGTGCTAAGGCACCGCGAAAGGTAATGAAATGACTTATCTTAAAAAAGACACATTAAATCCCGATACTGAGAATATTTTACTGTTTGAGTTATCGGCTTACAGTAGAATGCAATATATTGAATTTATGGTTGAAGAGAGGAAGTCATTACCGTCAGAGGAAAGCACACCTGAAGAAAACTTTAAATTGGCCACCTTGTTGACTATGCGTGATCAGGCCATGCTCGTTGCATTATCCTTGAGCGAGGCTGATGAAGAGCAACGTGAAGGGAAAGATATTTTCCCTGAAATTATACGAAAATATCCACCAGGGTTATTGGGCAGCGCTGCATTACTTGTGCGTATGCTTTCAGGGATGATCCCACCAGTTAATAATGACACTGAGAACACTGAAGAAGAGGAAGAGCCAGATTTGGAAAAGTCCTGACCCGCTCACGTCGCTTTGCTATGCGATTAGCCAGGGAGTTTGGACGGCCAGACTGGCGCGCAATGCTTTCGGAAATGTCTTCCTCTGAATGGTTCGAATGGATTGAGTATTACCAGGATAATTGTTTTAGCGACGACCTCCTGGACTCTCATTTTGCCAATCTTAGTTATCTTGCTGTCAGTCTCTTCACCGATCCGGATAAACACGGAATTACCTCCCTTGATTTTAGTTTGTTATCAAAACGCGAGGGAGAAAGTGAGTTGGATTCAGACGAGCAACTTATGTCGATAGCCGAAAGCATTCCTGGAGGAGTTCGCTATGTCCCAGCCAGTGGGTGATCTGGTCGTTAAAATTGACGGCGATAGCGCAAAATTTGATGAGGAAGTTGCTCATCTGAATAAGCAGCTGAGCGGGTTAGGTAGAGCCGCGAACGACAGTACAGCCCAGGTAACCGCAGCTTTCACGCGGCAGGAGCGTGCTGCAAAACGTGCCGGTATTTCAATCGGCCAATACAATAATGCAATGCGCATGTTGCCTGCGCAGCTTACTGATGTCGCAACTCAGTTAGCTGGTGGGCAAAGCCCGTGGCTAATTTTGCTCCAGCAAGGCGGTCAGGTTAAAGACTCATTTGGTGGCCTGATTCCAACATTTCGAGGATTACTTGGAGCTGTAAGTCCGTTGGCCGTTGGGGTTGCAGCTTTGACCGCCGCAGGTGCCGGAATTGGATATATCTTCTATCAGGGAACGTCAACCCTTTCCGATTTTAATAAGACGTTGACGCTATCAGGTAACACGGCTGGTCTGACTACCGACAGAATGCTGGCACTGGCAAAATCGGGACAGCAAGCAGGACTCACCTTTGATCAAACCACTGATTCTCTGACTGCATTAATTAATGCTGGTGTGGGGGCGGGTGCGCGTTTTGATGACCTAAGCCAGTCAGTTGCAAAATTTTCTACGGCATCTGGTATCCCCATTGAGAAGGTTGCGGAAGCGTTCGGGAAACTGACCAACGACCCGACGTCCGGCCTGATTGCGATGGCGCAACAATTTCATAATGTGACAGCAGAGCAGATTGATTACGTTGCTCAGTTACAACGTTCAGGAGATGAAGCCGCTGCACTTCAGGCGGCTAATGATGCGGCGACGAAGGGATTTAACATCCAGACTCAGAGCCTGATCGATAACATGGGGACGATTGAGCGCTCTGCTGATTCGTTGAAACGCGCGTTTAAATCCATGTGGGATGCTGCTTTGGATTTGGGGCGGCCTGACACCGCAGAGGAGATGGTAAGCAAGGCGCAATCAGCTTTTAAGCAGGCTGATGACATCTGGAATCTCAGGAAAAATGATCGCTATGTAAACGATGAAGCCAGAGCCCGTTTCTGGAATGACAGGGAGTCGGCCCGACTGGCTCTTGATATGGCGCAGCAGCAAGCAGGTATTGCCAAAGCCAGCGCAGCAGCGGCCGAAAAGGAAGCGGAGGCAGAATCTGAAAAACAGAAATATGCCGCTCAAGCACAAGCCAATTATGCTAAATCGCAGACTGCGCTTGAAAAGTATACTGCCAGGCAGAATGAATTAAATAAAGCTCTGAAAGAAGGACATATCCTACAGGCTGATTACGCCATCAATATGGCCGCAGCCAAGAAAGAATATGAGGCCACCTTAAAAAAAACGCCGAAACCAAAAGGCATTAAAGTTTCTGCTGGTGATCGTTCTTCTGATCAGACTGATGCCGAAACCCTGCAGTTGATGACGCAGTTAAAGTTGCTGCAACAGCATACGGGGCTTAACGATACCATCAGTCAGCAACGTAAAAATTTGTGGTCTTTACAGTCAAAATTCGCGGTTATAGAAGAGGCGTCGAAAACACGCGCACTGAGTAAAGATGAACAATCTTTACTCGCCAGCAAGGATAAGGTTCTGGCGCAGGCTGAGGTTAATGCGAAACTTGGCGATCAGATTGTTGCTCAGGAACGTCTGAATAAGCTTCAGGATAACTCGTTAAAATATGTTACTCAGATGCAGGAAAAGACTGCAGCACTGACAGATAGTGCTGGGTTAAGTGACAGGGACGCACAACGTAATAGCGAGAGGGCGCAATTAAGGCAGGGATGGAAAAATCAGGGTGGAAGCCTGGAAGATGAAGGGTATCAGAAAGAGCTTTCCGCACTTGAGGGTTATTACGCTGCACAGGATGAAATGCGTAATAACTGGTTGGCCGGCGTTCAGTCGTCATGGGAAAACTATGCTGACATGGCCACCAATTACAATCAGATCGCTGCGGATACAACCAATACTGCGCTCGGAGGAGTAACAAACAATCTCCAGCAGGGGTTATATGACCTTGCAACTCAGTCTGAAGATGCTGGCGATGCCCTGAGTAACATGGTTGAAGGTTTTGGTAAGACAGTTATTCAGACGCTGGCTCAACTGGCCGCACAGTGGCTGGTTTATCAGGGCGTTCAGCTTCTGGTTGGGAAGACCACTCAGGCAACCGCTCTTGCTCCGTTGATCGCTAATGCGCAGGCTACAGCGCTTCAGGCACAACTTGCAGCGTATGCATCCACCGCTGCTATCCCAATAGTTGGTCCGGGTCTGGCACCTGCGGCACTGGCTGCGGCTGCTGGTGTCACTACCCCTCTTGTTGCTGCTATCTCAGCATCAGCTTTAGCCGGTATGGCTCACGATGGTATTGATAAAATACCTGAGACGGGGACTTGGCTATTGAAAAAAGGAGAAAGGGTAACTACCGCTGGAACGTCTGCAAAACTGGATGCGACCCTCGATGAAGTTCGTCAACAAAGAACTCTCGGGGGTAAACATCTAGTTGCAGAATTCCATAATAATTTCTCGGGAAAACCTGATGATACCACTATGCAAATGGTAAATCAGCAAATGAGGGAATCAGAGAAAAGGCTAAAGCACTATTTCACTTCTCAGATAATTAACCCTACTGAGGATTATGGACGCTCACTCAATGCAGTATATCGGGGGAGGCGTATTAAATAATGACCGATATATATTATCCTCATGAATACATACCCGGACCGACGTACGATAATTATGGATTTGAACCAATAGATCCAATGATTAGAACCGACAGGATTGGAGGGCTTGCCAGGCAGCGTAGAAAATATACATCAGTACCAACTAATAATACTGTTGTATGGCAATTTAAAAGTGATGCGCATGCACAGGTATTTGAGTCGTGGTATAGAGACGTTTTAACTGATGGTGCAGCATGGTTTTACATGAAATGTAAAACTCCAGTTGGATTAAAGTTTTTTAAATGTCGATTTAAAGGGATTTATAAGGGACCCTTATTCATTAAACCAGGCTTGTGGCGTTATTCGGCAACAGTTGAATTAAGAGAGAGACCTCTTGCCCCAGTTGGTTGGGGCCATTACCCGGAATGGCTTGCGGGACAGTCTCTTCTGGATATTGCGCTTAATAAGGAGTGGCCGAAGCATGACGCAGATTAAACGCCTCTACGCCAGCAGCGGACCGGAGGTGATCATTGAAACGCTGCAGATCACCATTGGCTCTGATGTTCACTACCTTTGCCAGGGTTACGACAACATCACGGCAACGACGGAGAACGGCGATACCGTAACGTTTACCGCCTGTGCAATAGACATTGCGCTGCCGGCGCGCAATGCGGACGGCACGCAGGACCTCAAATTTGCCCTGTGCAATATCGATGGTGTTGTGTCCACGGCGATCCGCAATGCGCTGGCTAACCGTCTGTCTGCATTGCTGACGTACCGGCGTTATATCTCCACGGATTTAGCGGCCCCTGCGGAAGTGCCATATACGCTGAAAATCAAGTCGGGCTCCTGGACGGCGACAGAGGTGCAGATTACTGCGGGCTACATGAACATCCTCGATACCGCCTGGCCGCGTTTCCGCTACACGCTCCCTGTATTCCCCGGACTGCGTTATATCAGCTAAGGAATCCATCATGTTTATTCCTGATAAATACCGTTCAGTCACCTGGCTGAAGGGCGGGCGCGTATATCCGCAGCTCGACTGTTTCGGCATTGTGAACGAGATACGCCGCGATCTGAATTTACCCGTCTGGCCCGATTTTGCCGGGGTCACCAAAGACGACGGCGGCCTCGACCGGGAAGCGCGCCGGATGATGCTTACCCTTGAGCGCTGCGAACCCTGCGAAGGGGCCGGGGTGGCCTGTTATTCCGGGTCGACTGTCACCCACGTAGGGATCGTGGTCAGTATCGGTGGCCTGCTGCATGTGGCGGAATGCAATCCGGGAACGAACGTCACCTTTCTGCCGTTGCCACGGTTTAAGCGCCGATTTGTCAAAGTGGAGTTCTGGCAATGACCATTCGTTTTTATCCGTCCCGGCTTCCCGGTGAACCACTCGAAACGCATGAGCATGGTGTAACCAGTATTCGCAACTGGCTGGTGGCAAATGTCGAAGGCTACGAGGATCGGGATGTCCCACCGCTGACCGTTGAGGTTGAGGGACTGTCAATTCCGCCAGGCGAGTGGGCCACCTGCGTGATCCGCCCTGATAGTGATGTCAGGCTTTATCCGGTTCCCTTCGGGCTGGAGGCCGCCACAATCGCGTGGATCGGCGTCGGTATCTCCGTTGCTGCTGCAGCCTATTCGCTGTTTATGATGAGCACCATCGATACGGGCGGTTATACCTCATCCACAGGGCGGAGTCTCGACCTGAACCCGGCGCGGGCCAACACCGCAAAACTCGGTGATGCCATTCGTGAGGTGTTTGGCCGGGTGCGTATCTACCCTGATTATGTGGTGCAGCCGGTTACCCGGTTTGATGCCGCCGATCCTACGAAAATGCGCGTCCAGATGCTGCTGTGTCTCGGTGTCGGTGATCTGATTTATACCAATGGCGATATCCGGGTAGGCAGCACTCCTGCATCGACGCTGCCTGGTTTCAGCAGCATCCATTACCCGCCAGGCGCGGACGTTTCCGGCGATGAGCGCAGTGAAAACTGGGTCAACAGTACGGAGGTCGGCGGGACATCCTCCGGTACAGGGCTGGATATGGCCCAGACGTCGCCGGATGCCGACGATATTATCGCAGACAGCATGACCGTATCCGGTTCGAGCGTAACGTTTACCGGGCTGGATACGGATGATGATGACGATAATGACGAGAACGATAACGCACTGCCGCCCAGTTGGGTCGCTGGCGCAGTGGTCGAACTGAAAGCCCCGGCGAACTACCAGATCACTACGGCGGCCGGATACAGCGTTATCGCCAGCCCACTGCTGACAGAGATCGCGCCGGTGGTTGGTATGCCGGTGACGCTCAGTTTCAATAGCGTCGATTACGATCTGTTTATCGCGTCATATACTCTTGGTCAGGCTGCGGTGCCCGGAACCGGGGGGAGTGCGGCATCCGTCCAGGCCAGTGCGGCCCCGACCACCTACGATTTTTCAGCCAGCTCCAGCACGTTCACGATCACCTGGCAGGGCACAACTTACACGGTGTCGCTGGTGGCTAACTACGTCTCGATGTCGGGACTGCTGGCGGCCATCGCCGAGGGACTCACTGGCTCCGGCCTGGTCGCGCAGGACAACGGCGGCACCGTACTGATAACCGAGGCGGCCAGTCCGTTCGCGGGTGGGGAGATCACGTCCTCTTCGCTGCCTGCAGCTGTTTTCGGTGATGCCCCGGTTTACACCTCCGGCACGGCATCAACCGGCGGCAGCCCGGCGGTAACGGCGAATGTGACGCTTGCCTATAACAGCGCCACGGGAACGGCCTTTTCCGGAATGCCGGAGGGGGTGCAACGGCTTTCACTTGCTCACCGCGGGAATGAGTACCGGATTGTGTCAGCTGACGGCACAACGGCGACGGTGGCGCGCCTGGTTAATGGTGCCGTTGATGAGTCATGGCCGGGATTCACCGCCCGGACGATGATCGACTATGAGGCCACTGGTCTTAACGACACGCTGAGCTGGCTGGGGCCGTTCCTCGTATGCCCTGAAAATGAAGTGGTGGATGCGTTCGAGGTGAATTTCTCCTTCCCGAACGGCATCTGTGGCTTTGACAGCAAGGGGAAAAAGCGGCTTCGGCATGTTGAGTGGGAGATTCAGTATCGCGTCTACGGTTCAGGATCGGGGTGGGTGAGTCACCAGGGCGAGTATGCGCTGAAAAACGTCAACGGGTTAGGTTTCACTGAGCGGATCACCCTCAACTCTCCGGGGCTGGTAGAGGTTCGCTGTCGTCGGCGCAATGAGCAGGGCTCAAACAACGCGCGAGACAGTATGTACTGGCATGCACTGCGCGGGCGACTGCTGACGCGCCCTTCATCCTATCCCGGCGTGTCGCTGATGGCAGTGACCGTTGAGACGGGCGGGAAGCTGGCGGCGCAGTCGGACCGCCGCGTAAACGTTGTGGCCACGCGGGCCTACGACTCAGGAACGGCCAGAACCATTTCTGGGGCGCTGCTGCATGTCGGGAACTCGCTGGGACTGGAGATGGATGTCGACACCATCAACGCGCTGGAGTCTGCATACTGGACGCCACGCGGCGAGTATTTCGACTTTGCTACCGGCGACAGTATCTCAGCGCTGGAAATGCTGCAGAAGATAGCCAATGCCGGGAAGTCACGTTTTCTGCTGAGTGATGGCCTGGCGACGGTCAACCGTGAGGGGATTAAGCCCTGGACTGGCGTGATCACTCCGCATGAGATGGTGGAGGAGCTGCAGAGCGGATTTACCGTACCGTCCGACGATGATTTTGATGGCGTCGACGTGACGCACATCAACGGGACTACCTGGGCAGAGGAGACCGTTAAATGCCGGACGCCTGATAATCCCACGCCGGTGAAAATCGAGAATTACAAACTCGATGGGGTACTGAATCAGGATCACGCCTACCAGATCGGCATGCGTCGCCTGATGAAATACCTGCAGCAGCGGGTGACGTTCCAGACCACTACCGAGCTGGACGCGCTGTGCTACAACACGGGCGATCGCATTGTGCTCACGGATGATATTCCGGGTAACAACACGATTTCCTGTCTGGTGGAGGCGATGGCAACGGCTGGCGGTGTAACGACCTTCACCGTTACGGAGCCGCTGGACTGGTCTTTCGAAAACCCCCGAGCGCTGATCCGCTATCAGGATGGCTCTGCATCCGGGCTGATGGTGGCGAGCAGGGTGGGTGATTTTCAGCTGTCAGTCCCGCACCTGAGCGAGTTTGATGACCCGATGAAGGTTGACCTGTCGTCGGCAACCATCGAGCCGATCCGCCTGGTGTTCTGCGGCTCAACGCGCCACGTCTACGACGCCATTGTAGAGGAGATCGCCCCGCAGTCTGACGGCACCTGTCAGGTCACCGCTAAAGAATACCTCGAATCGTTCTACCAGTACGACGACGCCACATACCCCGGCGACGCTGCTTAATACCAAAAAATCCCTTTCAACTTTTCTTTCGCTCAAACCCTCGTTTGGGCGAATACCGTTTTGGAGCAAAAAAACATGGCCTTTAACCCGGAGCTGGGGAGCACGTCTCCCGCTGTGCTGCTTGATAACGCTGAGCGTCTGGATAAGCTGGTCAATGGGCCTGTCGCCGATGTTCCCGACCGCGCAGGTGATCCGCTGTACTCATGGCGTGGAATCCATCAAAACCTGATCCCGCTGAGTCGCCAGTACATGACACTGGCGGCGGCCCAGGCGGACATCGCGAATATCCCGGTGGGCTCTACGACGTATTACCGCAGCCCGGACGATAGCGCGCTGGCGGTTGAGGTCATGAACGTTAGCGGGACGCTGCAGCCTACTGGCCGGAAAATGCTGTCACAACAGGCCTGGATGCACCTGATGGCTGATTCCTCCAGCTCTCTGAAAACCCCTGTTCCGGTGACATTTTCAGGCGAGCTACTGAACGGGGCTACTGGATGGAATGGGTTTAATATTTGTCCGTCCCAGTATTATGGCGGGTGGTCGATTCCTGCCGGGGCGACGGGTTATAACTCCTATGTTTCACCTAAAATCACGCTTACACCTTCACTCGCCAGCGGACTGGCGGGCAAACGCGTGTTGTTCATTTTTGGCGTCACCCATTCTGCTGCGCTCAGAAGCGCAATTGAAAACCCGTCAAAGTTAGCTCCTTACGCCTGGATCAATGGGGTTGCTGTTACTGATCCTGCTTTACAGGCTATTGCTATCTCAGATACCGAATCGGTGGTGCTGTTCGAAACGGATATCACTTCCGGTACGACGGATATTGCTATTGCTCTGCAATATAAAGTCAGTGCGCCAGCCGCTGCACAGCTGACATTTTTTACACATTCCGCGTTTTACCGGGTGCTGGATGCCCGGAGCTTTATTTCTGCGCTGGATGCATGGTCCCGAAGCAAAGCCGTTCCACCGGTGGATAGTGGGTCAGTGGTGATCATGCCTGCCTTCATCGAACTGTTTAACGGTGCCACACGCGACGCAGCCACAGGAAAAATTACACTGCCAGCCGGGGCCACGGGTTACAACACGTACTATGGCCGGTTCGATGCCGTCCATAACAACCGTACTCGCGCCGGTGAAACTATCCGCCTGGTAGCGATTTTTAACAGCTCTACGAAATTCATTCAGACCCTAAGCTCATACACCATCGGCGTGGCAAAAAAACTGGATGGTATTCAGTCGACTGGTGCGCAGGTGGCAGGGTCAGAGCGACTGCGTGTCATTGATGATAATACGTTCATGATCAGTGCTGATTACGTCATTTCAGGCGCTGCATCGGAGCTGGTTTCTGTCTATTTTCAGCTGAAAGACAGCACCTATACGGCAACCGCCCGTGACTTCACACCGCTGTCGGCATCCTACTTTTTCGTTTCTGACGGTGATTTTCGTGGAGACTCAGCCCGTATTATTAATCAGCGGAAGATAACGTCAGGAAATATGGTTAATTCGCTGCTGAGTGTCGGCGGTGAGGTTTTTAATGGGGGCGTGCTGAATAAGGGGACCAGAACGCTGTCTGTTCCTGCGGGCAGTTCCGGGAATAATTCATATATCCAGCCATTTATTGATTACAGCAGCCTGGTGAAATTTCCCGGAGCGCGGCTAAAACTGTCAATAATGTTTGCAACGTCAGATGATGTGATTGTCCAGAGCCCTGTTTCGGTGAATCTGCGCGTAAACAGCCCGGCAGGTCAGAATAATACCGCTGCGGAAATGACACGCGTCAAGGCTCTGACGTCTAAAATGCTGCTGGCTGAACTGGTCTATACCCTGACAGGCACCGAAACGACCCTCGCGCCATACCTCCAGATAAAATCCTCTACCCTGCGTACAACTGACGCAGTTTTCCAGCTGGCAGACATCCGGGCTGAGTTCATGGATATCACCGCCCTGGGGGATACCCTGAATGATCAGATGCTGTCATTTCGCCTGTCTGCGCTGAAAGCGGCTATTGATAAAGAGATATCAGATGCCACTGGCGGAGTAACGTATTACAAGACGGTGACGATTAAACAGGACGGAAGCGGCGACTATACATCGCTGGCGGCAGCTATAGCCGCAAATGGTGGTGGGTTCACCGCGTTAACGCAGATCCTGTATCAGCTGTATAGTGGCATTTACCCGGAGCGGAACCTTAATTTACCCGCATATATCACCGTGGATGGGATAGGAAATCCGTGGATAAAAGGGGAATTGCCAGCCGACGTTGATCCGGCCCAGATACCGCTAAACCAGACTATCTGGATGAATAACACAGCGACAATCCGCAACGTGAAAATCACATGTAAAAACATGAGATACCCCATTCACTCAGATGCGCAGGCCTACCCTGACCTGTCTATAAAAAACGCTGTCCTGAATGTAGAGGGATGCCATATCGAGCATTATGGCAATGCTGAGGCTCAGGCGTACCAGGACTCTGTTTCCAGCGGAGTATCGGTATGGTCATCGTGCCATGCCTGGGGCGGCGGATTGCATTCTGGTGAGAAAATCAACTGCCTGAATACGGACTTCATCAGTCCAACAACCGCATTTTATTCCCACAGTAATAAGGATTTTGATGCGCCATGCCGGATTACCATCAGGGGCGGTAGTCTGCGGAATCGTGACCCTAACGGGATATCGGCGCTGGCTGTGCAGAATCTGGGTTCGGGCCAGGTCAGTTTTCTGAACATGGAGGGGGTTACTATCCAGGGGGCGATTAGTGTCGACAGCAACACATGGCGCGCTGAGAAGCTGGAAAATCAGCTGGCAGACAGGAATGCAGAAATGCGAATTTACCTGCATGGTTGTTCACCGGTCGCTGTCCGCTCAACGAACGACGCCCGCGCGCTGCAACTTTTCAGCATCGACAGTGCCTCCAGTGCAGTTGCCGTTAGCGGGTCCGCTGTTCCTGCACTGTTCGGGCAAAATCCGGTGGTCATAAAAGGTGGGATTGGTTATCCGGCTCGTGTGCTCAGTTCGCACTCAGTGAAAGGTGAAGTCGCTGGCGGCCTCATCGGTCAGCGGCTCGGTGACTGTACTGCGGTTAACAAGACACTGACGATTGTGTTTGACGGTGGGTCTCCGGTTACGCTGACGTTAGCGGCCAACTACACCTCAATGTCGAATGACTCGGTTGTTACTGCACTAAATTCACTGCTAAATGACAGCGCAGGTCGCGCATTCAGCGTCATCACGCCATACAACTACTCGGCACCGGTATATCAGAGTGACAGGGAAGTGATCCTGACGAATACCAGTGGTGCGGTCATTCTGAAAGGAACCGCGGTGGCTTTCAACGGTTCTAAATTGAACGCCCGCAGGGCAACGAATAGCGATACCCGTTCAGCCATTGCAGGTATCGCGCTGGAGAACATTGCACCAGGTGTGCAGGGGAGGATTCAGGGATCAGGATATATCAATACAACCTACATCGCTTTTAGCGGAGCGCCACCAACAGCCTTCCTGGCTTCATGTTCGGTAAACGCAGACGCGACGCTTTCTGCTGGTGGTACAACACCGCTTTTGCAGAGAGTGGCGACAGACACATACGAGATCATTTAAAAAAATCCCCCGGAGGCACGCCGGGGGAAAATAACTGAATGACATTATTGCTGTGTGCGTCTTTGCGCGTTGACATATTCCTGGATAATTCAAAATATTTCCAGATATTTCTTATTACAGCATTTTAGAAACACTACTACGTGATAAGCACTGTTAACTAGCCCACCAGTTTCTGTAGGGCAGTAAGCCGATCGATTATCAGTGAGGAAATACGCGCAGGCCCCGTGTCCGCATTGAGGTGGATACGGGAAGGGTTGGTGTCACCTTCCGTCATCAGGAAGTTGTTGCTGTTAAACTTCGTCCATCCGCAATCGGCGTTCAGGTCAATCAATGGGAAACCGTATCGCAATGCCACGGCGCGTATCGCCGCCGCATAGTCAGAAACCCGCCCATAGCCATTTGTTTCACCGTCAACCCAGGCTGAATACCGTGGAGAATCATAGTCACCATTAAATGGAGTGCACCAGAAGATCGGTTTTGTTGGCGCGCGTGCACGCAACTTCTGAGCGATGATGTTCAGCGCACCGTAAACAGTTGTGTTCACTGTGTCGGTGATACTTCCAATCGGAATATTTTGCGCCCAGTCATTAGTCCCCCAGGGGCCGCAAATCCAGGCATCCGATGACGTATTGAGTGCATTGATTCGAACGTCATCACACATGCTGATTTGCGTTGACGCGCTGTCAGGCTTGGCAATTTTCGAACCTCCTACACCATGATTCAGGAATGAACATCCCAGCTCTGCAGCGACAAGGGGTTGCCAGCGATTATATGCAACGTTACTGTCTCCCATCACGTCAATAACTTTTCCAGACCATTTTGACTTTATATTAGCCTCGACCATTTCCAGTCTGTCTTTAATGCTGGATGTTCCAATCATTTGAAATTTTTCGACTGAAATCGGTACGGCAGTACGACTGGTAATACCTATTTTTCTCGTTCCCACAGGCACCGTTAGTTCATACCGTTCCAGATTAACTACACTTGAATTTCCATCATACTCCTTCCCAATAACTTCATCGTTCTCATCGTAATAAATAGCGAGAGAGACGCCTGAGCCATTAACCCTTGCAGTAACTCGCCATCTTTCTCCTGCCTCGTGTTGTAAAAAAACGACTTCAGAAACTGACTGCTCAACCAGTAATCCTGTATTACGACTGATGTAGTAGCCGGTCAAAACATCTACCGGGTAATCGGCAAAATCCAGTGGCATTAAAGATTCAAGTTTTGATACACGCTCTTCTAAACTCATATGTTTTCCCTTTCATTTCTCTACAAAAAACACTGTTTAAATATACAGTACTATCATTCGTAGTGCAGATCAACAACAGACTGTTTAAAGCAGCTTTAGTACAGATGAAACAATTGGCAAGCCGCCACCCGTCGCCGGGTCGGGATGGATGCCATCAGCATTGAACCAGTTGCGCGGTGACGTTGACGCATAGTCTGAAGGTTTATCGCCATAGTCAATCTGGAGGTCATGATAGGCAACCCTGTTCAGTGCACAGATATCCCTGACAACAGACGCATAAGCCGCCATTGCCACATTGTTATTCCTCTGGTTTTCACAGGGCATGAGCACCAGGACATCAGCCAACGGACAGGCAGTGCGAACCGCTGTGATTATCGTCTGAATATCGGCAGCAAACGCGGATGGATCACGGGATGATGTCTGGTCATTGGTCCCATGCAGAATGGTCACCAGATTGGGGGCCAGCGCGGTGAATGCTGCTTTCCATGTTGCGCTGGTAACCTGCGCCGCCCATTGTTGAGCAGAACTCCCCGTCGCACCCAGCTTGTGAGACCGGACACCATCTGTCGCGGTCTGCACATCCAGACCGTACAGCTCAACGGTTCCTGATACCGGACTGAACCAGATATTGAAAGCTGTTGCCGGTACCGTGAGGCTGACGACCGCAAGGTCAGTGAACGTGCTCAGGTCGATAGTTGTCCAGTTAACTCCACCATCTGTGCTGTATTTAACACTCCCCTGCGGTTTAGCAAAAAGGCGGACTGACGATGCATTTGCCGGTATACCGTTCGCCCTGAAAGTAGCGGTGGTATCAGAAGACGAGACGCTACAAATATCTGCGCTCTGTGCTGCCGCATATGTCGGAGTCCATGTTCCTGTTTTGGTCAAAGTTATCTGACCAAGTATATTGCCGTTGTACTGCCCGAAACCCGCCTCAGACGGATAGCCAAAGCCGATATATCCAATACCAGCACTTCCGTAGTCAGCCTGCATTTTCCCGGCAAATATACCACTCCAGCGGTTCCACAGGTGGGTCCAGCTATCGCCAATGTGCGCTGTTACCAGTGTTGCTGACTGAGACAGTTTCCGGTTCATCAGGCGCTTATGCGTCTCCCTGAGTGAATCCTGATTCAGCGTGAACGTTCTGGAGGTGGTGAAGTCTGCATCCTGCCGGTACGTATCATCGCTCAGTACAGGTGAGCCGTTACCGACAAACAAACCCCGCGATACGACATACACCCCGGCAGCCCCTACCGTTTGCCCGTTCATTAAGCGGATTTGCAGATATCCGGCCGTATCCACAATTTCCTGCGTAATGGCAATTGTCCTGACCAGCGTCTGATACTGCTGCGACGGAAACTGAAATGGCTGCGAGGAAGAGTTGCTGATAACGGTGCCGCCTGCCGTCCGGAAATATGCTGCGAGATTAATAGCCTGAGATGAAATAACTCCCAGGGCTACTGTCAGTGAATCTCCGGCACGCAGTCCAAGCCGCTTTGCTGAAATGTTAATATCCGTCTGACCACCACCTGCTGGGATAATCAGGGATTTTTTCCTAAGAAACGGGCTGCCAGAATAATCCGCAACATATGCTGGTAGTGAAACCCCTGCAACTTGAGCAGGACCCCAACCATCAATACACGTTTCCCCGCACTCGTAGCGGCGATACCAGGGATCAGGCCACAGGTTAATCTGCTGGCGCTGGTACCCTGAATACTCTGCTGGAAGGCTACCGTAAATAAACTCAGGGCGAGATCGTCCGAAAGCTACACCTATGGCAACCAGCTCCTTGACCATAGCCCCTGATGCGCGAAGCGTAAGGTATGTCGTTGATGCTGGTATTGTCAGCGTGGTACTTCCATCATTAAAGCCGGATGCTGATGCGGCAATAGTTGCCGAAGAAAGTACTCCGGATGCATTACGACAGAAAACCTGAAACGTGCCACCCGTTGATGCGAACCATGCTGCCAGACGGACAGTGATTGTGTCTCCCGGCTTAACCCCCATCGAACTGAGAGAAATAATACGATCAGCACCAACTCCTGACGCGTTTTGGATCCCGGTCTTACCCCATGGTGAATTTGCGCTGTTCTGAATCAATGTTCCAGCGTAACTCATGGCGTCAACCACGCCTGCTGGAAGTCCTTGCTTAGGACGAACGGAAAGCATCTCGCCAAAAGGGTCGTACACGAGGTTATCAGGGGTACCCAATGCCTCCTGGTACGCTTTTGAAGGGAAAGACCTTGTGAATTCAGGAGTAACATCACCAATAGCTGCGGCATAGGCGCCGATTTTGAACGCCCCTGACACAGTGTTTTGCACCCGAATTCGTATGGATGATGCGCCAGATGGCACAGCAATGACCACAACCGGAGAGGATATGCCAGCAACCAGAGGAGAGGCCTCCCCTGTAGTGATGGTTGCTCCCGCTGAATCAAGCCAATAAATCTGTAACTTGCCTCCAGCGTTCTCGAACCATACCAAAACAGAGAAAGCTAAAGTATCTCCTGGTTTTACCTGTAGTTTTGACACATCGTAATATTTATCAAACGATGTTACACCAGAAGCTTGAATAACAGGTGTTGGAAGCGGCAAATTAACATCAGTAGTAGAAAAAGCTGGCGTAGCGCCTTTATACCAATCCCAGTTAGCAAATGTTAAAAGGCTTGAGGAATATTCATTAAATGCGTCGAATAAAATGTTGCCTCTGCGCAAAGAGGAATACGCTGGAATTTTTCTTCCGGTTGCTGTCAGCGTACCAGCGGTATTGATTACCTCTATCGCAAGAGCGCTGTCATCCGGGCTGCGGTAATACGTGGTCGATCCTACCGGAATATTAGCGATGTCCGCCTGTGCCGCCGCCAGCGTCGCGTACTGTTTACTGAGCGGGATCAGGTTCTGCCTGACCTCATCGTTTTTCGCCATCATCTGGCGCCACGAATAGAGTGGATCGCCACCACGGTCAGGAACATCAGCGGCTGGCCCATTGACCAGCTTATCCAGACGCTCAGCGTTATCAAGCAGCACAGCGGGAGACGTGCTCCCCAGCTCCGGGTTAAAGGCCATGTTTTTTGCTCCAAAAAAGTCGTTCGCCCAAACGAGGGTTTGAGCGAATGGCCGAGGCTTTTTACAATCAGCTATTTCAAGGAGTTAGATCGTGCTGATTGGCTATGCGAGGGTATCAACCGGGGATCAAAACCTCGATTTACAGAAAAACGCGCTGATCCGCGCAGAATGTGAGCTGGTTTTTGAGGATATGGCCAGCGGGAAAAATGCCCGGCGGCCAGGGTTAAAGCGCGCCTTACGGCGGCTGCGCCCGGGCGATGTGCTGGTGGTCTGGAAGCTGGACAGACTAGGGAGAAGCGTACGCGATCTGATTACACTCGTGTCGGAGCTGCAGGCGCGCGGGGTGAATTTTCGCAGCCTGACCGACTCGATTGACACTTCGACGCCAGCCGGCCGCTTTTTCTTCCACGTTATGAGCGCCCTGGCGGAGATGGAGCGCGAGTTAATAGTGGAGCGTACCCGCGCCGGTTTAGCCGCTGCGAGGGAGCAGGGGAGAGTCGGTGGCCGCCGCCGGGTAATGACCACTGAGATTGTGGAGCGATGCCGCAGGATGCTGGATACGGGGGCTACCCGGCAGCAGGTAGCCGATGTGACAGGTGTGGACGTGAAGACGATTTACAAATATTTGCCGGTACAATACGGCGATAAAAAATCCCCTTGAGCAGGCACACTCAAGGGGAAAATACTACATAACATCATTGCTGTGTGCGTCTTTGCGCTCGTCTATCTTCCAAGAAGATGCCTAAAGCTTCCAGATATTTCTGGGCTGAGCTGTTAAAACATTGGGTCTGTGGCCGATGTGATAGGAGGGGATGAAGACGATTTATAAATATTTCCCGGATAGCATACTGCATGAAGCTGGGAGAGGGTTTGATGTAAAAACCCACCCGGCAGCCGTATACAAGGCCTGCCGGGTAGGGTAACTGCAGGTGTTCATGCCGTACAGTCGGGGCGCACTATACCCATAACTCAACACACAAACCAGTCGTCTGCTGTTTCCCAGGCGTCTTTGAGGGTTTCTTCGACAAATTCCTTCGCAATTTCTTTATCTGTCGCCCACAAAACGCTCAGTCCATCATTACTGGCTGTTTTCACGATCACTTCAACATCGTCATATTGCTTACTGACACGGCGGGTCATCTCGTCTTTCAAAGCCTCCAGTGAACCCTTTGGCATTTTCCCGGCTTTCTCTTTGGCAATGCTGATTTCTACACGCAT